TCCATCACTGACAAAATTCGAGGGCTGGAAGCCCTCAGTTATAAGCCGCACAGAGATAAAAAATGCGGCGTACAATCCGCGCACAATAACCGAGCAGGCGAAAAAGAGGCTGCGCGAAGCGATTAGTCGCGTCGGCCTTGTCCAGCCGATAGTCTGGAATCGGCGCACTGGAAACATTGTTGGCGGGCATCAGCGAATCGCACAGATCGACTCACTGGAAGGACGTAAGGACTATCTGATTACTGTCGCCGAGGTAGATGTAAACGATGTCCGCGAGCGCGAGCTAAACGTCCTTCTGAATAACGCAGAAGTACAGGGCGATTGGGATTTGGATAGCCTGAAAGCACTACTCGCAACCGATGGGCTTGAAGCCGCCAATGCTGGGTTTGGAGCTGCGGATATAATGCAGCTCTTCGGGGAGGCGGCACAACAGACTTCAGACGCTGACCAAGAGCTGGCTGCGTCACTCGCAAAGGTGAAGGAGAGCTACACCAAACTCACAGCCTCTATGGAGGCAGAGGACGAGATGGAGTTTTACTGCGTGGCGGTTTTCCGGAGCGATGCTGAACGCCTCGCGTTCCTGCAATCACTTCAGTTGCCAGACAACCGGTACGTCAATGGCGACTTCCTAAGCAGCAGGGTAATCCCCGTGAAGCAGCAAGTTGAAGAACCCAAGCCTGCCGACACAGGGGATGGGGCTGTCGAACTTGATGGCGTCGCGTAACTGGAACCCCCACGGGCCGCAAAACCATTCCGAGTCAGAATGATCGACGCAACCATCAATGATCACGGAACCAACAACCGCTTGGCGAGGCAGATTGTCTATCGGCGGCAGTAAAACGCCGTCACGGCACAAGTCGCCATACGCGCCAATATCAACCGCTTTAGCTGCGTGTATAAGCACTCGGCCACGTCGTTTAGTCGGCCAGCTTCGATTCTCTATATCCTTTATGCCAGCAACGATCAAGTAAGCCCAAGGCTGGCGAACGGTAATGGCAATGTGTGTGTGTTGTTTGGCAATACTCATGTGTTTATAGGGGATGATCTACAATACAGTGAGGCCACATAAGTAGTACAGTAAAAATCCCGATACGTATCACATAAATATGACAAACTTAGAATCCGGAGATGCGCCGGGTGCGCGTTTAAACGACGCAGAAAAGGCGGCGCAACTTATCTTCAGCAAGAATATCCAGAACATCCTGAAGAAACTAAAGGATGGCGGAACGCTGACACGGGCCGAGCAGGAAATAGTATCGCAATTCACAGCCCAACAGTCGGCGAAGTCTAGCGGTGGGGACGATAGCACAGAACTCATGTCGCGGAAGGATGCGGCAAAGGTTCTAAAGCAGGACTTGAAGAACCTGTCGCGCAAGGTCGCGGCTGGGAAAACCCTAACCGCGACAGAGCGGGCCTTAGTCCAAGGACTTGCAGAGGGGATAGATGAATCTGACGCGAAGGCGTTCGCCGCCAATCAGGTCGAGCTGGCGGATGCGCTAGGCGTCACGCGCAAAAGCGTCCAGCGATGGATCAAAGAGGGTGCGCCACCGGCTCAGAGCAATGGGTTATGGAACGTCGCCGAGTGGCGGGCGTGGGGCAAGGCCAAGGGGAAGCAGTTTACGGAGGAGGACAGCGGGCCGTCAAAAGCACAACAGGAAGCACGCCGGCTACTGTTGCAGAACGAAAAGCTGGAGATCGAACTAAGCATCATGCGACGTGAGTACATGCACGTCGATGAGTTCCGGGTGCTGATTTCGTCGCTGGTAGCAGAGGCGCGGAAAATCCTGTTGGCGATGCCGAACTCACTACCGCCGCAGTTGGCCGGCCTGACGGAAGCACAGATGTCGAAACGGCTCCGCGACGAGGTGGATACCATAATGTATAAACTGCACGCCGGAGCGGGATACGAGGAACCTCCGTCCAAGGAAGCAGAAGATGCCGATGACGGGCAGGATAACGATGTGAACGACGATGAAACGATATGACACCGCCGTCGCACTAGGCGCGATTTCCCACACGCCTAAGACAGCGAAAGAGCTGATCGCGGAGACGTGGCGATACTCATGGGCACCGGCAGATCGCCGACCACCGTGGCAATGGGCAGAAGAGAATGTGACGGTCGATGAAACGTCTCCGATGCCGGGGAAATGGCGGTCGGACAATTCGCCGTGGGTCCGCGAGTTCATGGCGACGTTCCCAGACCCGGAAGTGCGCGAGATCGCCGTGATGTGTTCCGCGCAATCCGCGAAGACGCAAACGATTATGGTCCTGTTGATGTGGATACTAAAGCAAGACCCCGGCCCAACTCAGTACGTCATGGCTGCTGCCGACGAGGTAAAGATATTTTCGCGGACCCGGCTACATCCGACAATCGAAGGCACTCCGGAGGTGAGGAAGCTAATCATCGGCGAACTAGGGCTGACAGAGATGCAGTTTCCGGGTGCTGCCCTACTACTCACTGGCTCGAACTCACGGTCGAAACTGCAATCGAACCCCAAACGCTACCTGTTTCTCGACGAGGTACGCAACTATCCGCCCGGTGCGTATGAGATGGTACGGAACCGCGTCACCGCATTTTCGAGCAACAGCAAGGTATTGACCATCTCAACACCCGGAGCCACAAACGACCACGTACACCGTGCGTTTCTGAACGGAGATCAGCGGCGGTGGCACTTTCGATGCCCTCACTGTGGAGGGCTACACCAACTCATTTGGAAGAACCTGAAATGGGACAAGGATGAGCGGACTAGACCCGGTGGCCGGTGGGATTTCGATGCGCTGGCGGATACAATCCGCTACGAATGCGAATGCGGCGGTGTGCTCAAGGACAATGCGAGGACTCGCAAAGCAATCGCATCTGATGGTGCGTGGGTAGCGACAAACCCACTCGCACCGCGATCAAAAGTCTCCTTCACATGGTCGAAGCTGTTACCTCCTTGGGTACGGTGGCGCACAATCGTCGAAGAGTTCATCATCGCGTGGACAGCTCTGAAACTAGGCGACCATGTACCATACCAAGCATTCATCAACGAGACACTTGGCGAACCGTGGGATGACCAGCTCAAGGAGTACACTGATTTCGGGCACATCGAGCTTCGCCGGCGTGACTACTCACTCGGCGACAACTGGCCCGAAGAACAGGCACGTTTCCTGTCGGTCGATGTCCAGCAGGACCACTACAGGTTCGTCGTCCGTGCATTCGGTCCGCTTGGCTCGTCGAGGCTGGTAGCGTTTGGTAGAGTGGATACAGATGGCGAGCTAGAATCCCTGCCCGAAAAATTCGGTGTGCGTCCAGTGAATGTGATGCTTGATTCAGGACACGAAGCAGCGAAGGTGTATCGACTATGCGCTAGGAATGCTGGATGGAAGGCATTCAAGGGCTCCGCTACAGAATGGTTCAGTGGATCAGATGACGCAGGGCGACCAATGCGAAAGCTGTATTCAAGATCAGAGGCCGATCCGGGGCTAGGCACACGCGAGCAAGGTCGAAAAAAAATTCGGCTCTATCTATGGTCAAACCCCGGTATTAAAGACGTGCTAGCATCGCACATAATCGGCATGGGGCCAGAGTGGACACTACCGCGAGACACAGGTCCGTCGATAGATGATTACCTCTCGCAGATCAGTGCAGAGAAGCGCGTCGAGCGGATAGATGGTCGAGGGCACTCACACTACGAATGGATACGCATTAGGAAAGCGAACCACTATTGGGACTGCGAGTGTATGATTTTGGTTGCCGCAATGATTTCCGGCGTAGCCGGCGTCACAACAGAGGCGATCAAACTCGCTACGGTGCGGAATAGGCAGCAACCACCGGCACAGCCGGACACTGGTGCTACCATTCAGCCATGAACCTCGCCATCATCTACGCAACCAAAACGGAGGCCGAGCTACTGATCGACAGAGATAAACTGCGGAAGCAGCTACAGTCCCTCGTCACTGGTGAAGCGTTTGCCTCTGTCAGCGGAGGAGGGAAGGCGTTTACACGGCAACAGCCACTTATTCGTAACGTCGAAGACCATCTGGTCGCTGTCAGTCGTGCATTGAATGCGATCAACGCGACTACGTATCCACTTCTCCCATCACGGGCGACTCGATTGCACGCACGATTCCAATGAACCACTTCCTGACTAAACTTTTCACGGGCGCATGGGGTGAGCTGTTTTCGTTTGCCCCGCTCGTCGAGGCCGCAGACTACAGCAACCGCAGTCGCACACAACGCAATACGTCGTCGTCCGATTCACGCTTCGACATCAGTCGATTCACACGGACGCAGGTCATGGGATCAGCACGGTGGCTGTTCACGAATGAGGGCGTGCTGCGGGGCATCTGCTGGGATATGGCTCGGTATTCTGTCGGGAGCCGGGGGCTAATCCCGCAATCTCGGTCGGGAAACTCTGATTTCGATTCAGCAGCGGAAGCGTATTGGCGGGCGTGGAGCAAGGTCGCTGACATCACCGGTAAGCACCATTTCAATACTCTGCAACTGTTGCTGTCCGTGTCGATGGACAGAGACGGCGACGTAGGTATCCTGTTTGTGAAGTCGAAGAGTGGATTCCCACTCCTGCAAATAATCGAGGCACATCGCATAGGAAACCCAGCAGAGCGCGAAGGCGATGGATGGTTCGACGGTGTGAAACTAAACGAGTTTGGCAGGCCGGTCGCGTACAACGTTTACACGAAGGGCAATGGCACGAGGGCAGAATCCGAGGATTCAGTCCAGATCAGCTCGAATGACTTCATCTTACTTTTCGACCCGAACCGCATAGATCAGGTCCGTGGCATAAGCGCATTCACTCACGCGATCAATCACTTGCACGACAAGAAGGACATTCTTGGATACGAAAAAACTGCCGTTAAGGCGAACAGCTCATGGACCGCCGTACTGAAAAAAGCAGGAGGTTCTGCCGATGCGCGAGACTGGAACGATGACGGCAATACATCATCGAACGGTATCGCGCTCATGCAGATGACCGATGGGCAAATGCCTGTGATTGACACCAACGATGCGATTGAGCGATGGATGAGTGATCGCCCCGGCACTACGTTCGCGGGGTTCCTCGACTACATCATCCGCGAGGTGAATGTAGGCATGGGACTCCCGCCAGAGTTCACATGGGACACGTCGCGGCTCGGAGGCGCATCGCAGCGGTTCATTCTGGCCAAAGCGCAACGTCGATTCGATGAGAGACAGCAACTCTTCATCAACAAGGTGCTGAATCGACTGTGGTTATGGGTCATTTCAGTCGGA